AAGCGGCCCTAGTATTGGATCGTTTAACGCCACTTTCATAATATCCCCATTTTGGTTGCGATAGGCGATAGGCTGATCATGCAAGTATAGATATGTTCCATTGGTGCTAAATGGCCCTATGGAACAAGATTCGCCGCGCATAAATACATCAATTACGGTAATTGGTAGCTGATTAATTTTAAAACTCATGCTTTTACCTCCTTAACCGTTGGGCAAAGAGACTTTAATGCCGTGTATAAGTGATTGTCAGTGTAATTACCTATAATATCCCCGTGTGTTCCTATGCCGTCACCGATCTTAAGACCGCTAGCGTGAAAAATATCCATACAAAACCGCCTTTGTAAGTCTTTAACTTTTTCAGACCGTGGAAAAGCCCCTTTTTCATACATATTGACCGCGTCAGGGTGTGCTGCTAATACTTTGTCAACGCCTGCTTTTAATACGCTTAAATGTTCGGTAGTCATTTTCATACTGTTACCCCCTTAAAATTGCCATTGCTGTCAGTCTCGTAAAACTCAACAACTATTTGACAGCCCTCTGTTCTTGTTCGGTAATTAGCCGCTTTTTGGGCTTTTTCTCTAGTTGCGTAACTTTCGTCGCTAACGCCATAGCCCCTGTTTATTGCCCTTGTATACCATCGTCCAGTTTTCATACTGTCACCTCTACAAATTGGAGTTTAAAACTACCGATGGTGATTGTGAGGTCGTCAAAATCAAGACAACAATTAAGATTAGTTTCTGAAAAATCCAACGGATTGTGTTGCTGGTTTTTCATCAAATTATCATAAACATCCTGCATGAAATCTTTTGATTCATAGCTTTCATTAAAACTCATGCTGTCACCTCTACAAAAGATAAGGTGCAATCACGTTTAAGTTTTTGCGGTTCGATAATAGCCCGTTTAACAACAACGCCATCAACATAAAAACGGAATTCTTGTGTGCCGTCATCATGTGTTCTATGAGTAGTTTTATGACTTACAAAATCATGTGAATTTTGCGCTGAAGTGCCAACAACAACATTAACGGCGGCTTCTTGTTGAGCGCCCCAAGATTTTGCGCTTTTATAAATACACGCGCTAACATTGTTCCATATTGGATATGATCTCATTTGTTTACCCCTTTAAAGTATTTAGTAATTAGATGAATCAAACAAAAGATGGCAGCTGATATGCCAAAGGTAAAAGTAAAGACTAAAGCTAAGAATTCCATTAGATGTTCCTCTTAAACATAGGGCCAGTGAAGAAAGCTTTTTGTTTAACTAGATAGCTTTCTATTTGTGCGTTGCGCTCGTTTACTTCCTGCAATCTTTCAGCAAGTTCAGCAGCACTAATGCCAGGTAAGTTATCCGAATCAATACGCGCTTTACGCATTGCAGCTTGATAATCTAAGTAATCAGGATCGTCACTAGGTTCTGGGTCTGATCGCGTACCTAATAAACGCGCATTGGTTTGACTGAGATACTCGCAATCATTAGCAGGGTTATCTTGTAAGCCCATATTAAATTTATACATTTTTTTCCCCTCTCTGAATATAAGTTTATCATATCATAATAATGATTATCTTTACAAGGGAAATATAGACAAAATGTGGTTATTTTTCACTAATTAAGGCTATTTAAGCCAGGTTTTAAGGTAGTTATTATGTCCAACTTAGGAAGGCCAACTAAATATTCACCAGAGATAGGGGAAGTTGTGTTCGGTCTAATGGATGATGGTCTTTCTGTGGTTCAAGTTGCCAGAAAGCTAAACGTATCAAGATCAACAATTTATAAATGGGCAGATGATAATTCGGACTTTTCGGACATATTTACGCGCGCGCGAGAAGCTGGAGAAGCACACTGGGAATATAAGTTTACTGCCATGATGCAAAGCAGGGCTTCAGATAGCAGCCAAAGCCTGGTCAAATTGTATTTTGCTAACCGTTTTAATTGGTCTGAAAATGATGAAGCAGCGGAAGAGCAAGCAGCACCGCAAAGCATACAGGTGGAAATAGTCGATGCGCGTAAAACTGATTAATGGATATATCGGTTAATGTCCCACAAGGTAAGTTTTTAAGCCTTGATACAAAATATCGCGCCTTTGTTGCTGGCTATGGATCAGGCAAAACGTTTATAGGTTGCGTGGCTCAATGCCTGGACTTTTGGAAGTACCCAAAGATTAACCAGGCTTACTTTGCCCCGTCCTATCCACAGATCAGAGACATCTACTATATAACAGCCGAACAGGTTGCGGCAGCATGTGGTCTTAGGGTCGAGATTCGAGAGGGCAATAAAGAAGTTCATTATTATAATGGTCGAACCTATCGCGGAACGGTCATATGTCGCTCTATGCAGCTTCCTCAGACGATTGTAGGCTTTAAGGTAGGTAATGCCCTAGTCGATGAGATCGACGTTATGGACACTAATAAGGCCTCTCTCGCGTGGAATAAGATTGTGGGCCGTTTACGCTGGGAAGGTGCGCCCAATAGGGTATCTGTTACAACTACACCTGAAGGTTATAAGTTTGTCTATCAACGCTTTGTAATGGATAGCACTGCTAACTATGGATTAGTCCAGGCCAGCACATACGATAACGAAGCTAATCTACCTGATGGATATATAGAAAGCCTAGCTGACACATACAACCCCGAACTAAGAGCAGCATACTTAAACGGTCAATTCGTCAACCTATTCTCTGGCACTGTATACAAATCATACGAGCGGAAAAAATGCGCTAGTCGAGAGACGATACAACCACGCGAACGCATAGCTATAGGGCTTGATTTCAACGTGACAAATATGTCGGGCGTTTGTTATGTACTGAGGGATAACGTATGGCATGCGGTTGATGAACTAACGGGCATATATGACACCCCCGAAATGATCGCAGCCATTAAACAGAGATACCCCGAACACAATATAAGAATATACCCTGATGCAAGTGGTGGCAGCCGAAAGACGGTCGATGCCTCTATATCCGATATAAGCCTATTACAATCGGCTGGCTTTGCAGTGTATGCCAACAAGTCTAACCCTTTGGTGAAAGATAGGGTGATAGCTGCAAACGTTGCTTTTGATAACGGTCGCGTAAAAGTAAACGAATTGTTATGCCCTGAATTCTCCCGATGCCTGGAGCAATTAGCCTATGACGCTAATGGGGCACCTGATAAAAAATCTAATCTGGATCATTTGCCCGATGCGGGTACATATCCTATTGCCTTTGAAATGCCAGTGGTTAGACCCGCTGCCAGCGTTTCAATCAAATTTGTGAGTTAACTATGCCAGTAGATACGCAGAATACAGATTATGCAAAGAATATTGCAGTATGGCAATTAGTGCGTGATTGTGATGAAGGTGCGACAGCTATCAAAGATCGCCCTAATAGAAACAGCCTGTTTGCTGGTGGCATTGGCTCTGTAAGAGGTACGGCATATCTGCCAGCGCCTAACGCCCGTGATGGCAGTGAAGAGAACCAAGTTCGATACGATGCTTATAGAAGCCGTGCCAACTTTGTTAACTTTGTCAGCCATACAAAAGAGGGCATGCTGGGGATGGTATTCCGCAAACCTACCGAAATAGAACTACCCCTGAATATAGATTATATCGTCGAGAATGCTAACGGTAACGGGTTGCACCTAGATCAAATGATTAAGGATGCCGCCTCTGATACGTTGTTAACAGGCCGTTATGGTTTATTAGTCGATTATCCGCAGACTGAGGAAGGTCTGACACAGGCGCAAGTTTCTAGTGCTGGACTGCAAGCCTCTCTATTAGCCTATCCTGCGGAGTCTGTTATCAATTGGCGTTGTGAAGTGGTCAATGGTGTCAAACAATTAACAATGGTGGTGCTGCAAGAGCCGCGCATAGAGCCTTTGGAAAGTGACCCTTTTGATGTTGAACACTGCATGTATCACCGCGTCTTATTTCTAGACGAAGGTGTATACACACAACGTTTATATGATGAGCACAATAAGCTAGTTTCTGATGACATCATACCCCGCAAGTCTAACGGCTCTACCTGGGATGTAATCCCCTTTGAGTTTATCGGTTCTATTAATAACGATGAAACCTCAGACAAAGCCCCTCTATACGATATTGCCGAAGTTAATGTGGCGCATTATAGAAACAGTGCTGACTATGAAGAATCAAGCTTTATTGTGGGCCAGCCCACCCCCGTTATCGCTGGATTGACTCAATCATGGGCCGATGATAATTTTTCAGGTGGTATCGAACTTGGGTCGCGTTCTGGTCTATTACTGCCTATTGATTCTAACGCTAGTCTATTACAGGCAGCGCCTAATCAAATGCCTGAAAGGGGCATGGAATTAAAAGAACAACAGA